GTGCAGTCTGAGTAAAGGTAACATATGAGAACGAGGAGCCGTGAATCTGACGGTAGGCGCCCCGATGCCGAATTCCTTGACCGATTCGAGTTAGGTCTCGACGGTGAAGGACATACGGTGTGGGGCGGTCCTATCGATCAGTATCTACGCGACGACGAACCCGCGACTGAGCATACTGCACAATTTATGCAGGATGAATCTCAGCACGGTATTCGGCATTTCAACTCTTGTCGAAATGCTAAGGTCTTAGCTGATTACGGCAGGTATGAAAAATCATCCCTGGGGTACATCCGCTATGGAATCCTTCCCGAAGCTGTTATCGATGGATATGAAAATCCATTCGGTCACAGCGCTTGGGGAGGTGTTTCTAATCAGGAGGTTATTGCAGCTGCAAAGTTGCAACTCTCCCGTCGACCTGTCCCGCCTTTTTCGGAGCTTCCCTCCAGAGTGGAAGAAAAACTCCGAATCTTTGGCGATCCTCGTTTGAAGTTCAGGTTTCCCATAAAAAGTGATCCGTTTGATACGGATTTCTCGATATGGTACTTGATCGTTGACCTCATTGATGCGAAGAAGTTGGTCAAAAGACTAACAACTTCGTTGGTGAGTGGCGGTCGACCTCGTTTTAAGCAGAAAACTGCGAAGAAACGAAAAGGTATGCCGCGCATTTCTGTATCTTCTAAGGGTCAAGTTCCTCTTGAGGAAATGACCGCAAAGCAGCTACATGATGCTCACCTTCTGACAAAATTCGGTATTATACCGACTGTTGCAGATATTCAAGAATTCATAGCGACGGTCCAGCGATGGAAACGTACTATGAAGGAGGCCAGCTCTGGTGAGACTGCCGCAAAACGTTATGTGGCTCATGTGAATAAGCCTAATTCCGAGTTTCGAAAACTCGTTAACGATGCGGAATTCGAAGATTGGGAAGAGACAGTTTCCTGTACTTTACCCTTCTTCTCATTGGGTTCACCCTTGACCGTTAAGGTTAAGAGTAAAACCACAGTCTCATGGCATGGTCAAGCCCTTTATGGGTTTGTCTGCCCTGAACTCCACGGTTGGGTGTCTAGACTTGCTCAGATCTGCGACTCTTTTGGACTCGCAGATCCTGCTGCCGTGTGGGACGTTGTACCATTCAGCTTTATTGTTGATTGGTTTTACAGCGTTTCCTCGTGGCTGCACAATAATAGACCCCGTGTATTCCGTGCCACGCCTGTTATCTACGATTATCTTGAATCGATAAGAATAGAGACACGCGTATCGTATACTCTGACGGCGGGCTACGTTAATTCGAGCCCCCCGTACTATACCGTCCGTACGGACGATTTAGGAACGGAGCTATACACACTATATCTCAGGGAACGGTTTTATCCGGGAACCGAGAATGTAGTATTGGTACCGAGGAGGGGCTTCAGTAATGAAGCTTCCTTTGCCACAGTGTCAAATAGGATAGCAATATCCTCTTCTCTCACTGCTCAGCATCTGCCTCGGTAATAACGTCGTAGTAATACGATTTTACAACAATCAACGGAAAGAGATCAGACTATGTTAGTCGACCCACTTCCAGTTAAAACCCTGAATCTAAGTTCGGCCAGTGCAATTACTGTCGTTGAAACGAACAGTTTTGCATTAGTCGATCTAGCGCCGGGGAAGTCCGTTCGTCGCTGCGCTGCCATTGGGGGAGCTATGGCAGGTATGCAGTACGCGGCTGCCACTCTCACCATTGCTCATTCTCAGAGCAAGGAAAATGGCGCCGTGCCGACCGACCGGTCCCTGATTCGCTTGGATCTCGACGGTTTGTCGAAGTCTACAGCGGAAAAGGGTGGCCTGAAGGCCTTCGCCTATCTCGTCGTCGGCGCCCCTAGGGGCGCGATGAGCGTGGATGGCGATGATGTCTTCCTTCCTTTGCAGCTTGTTTACACGCTGCTTGGGACGTTTGCCGTTTCAACAACGGCGGCGACTCTGAGTGATGCGAATCTCTCGCGAATTCTCGCGGGAGAGCCGTAAAACCAGAGTAGGGCCTGATTGTCGTGGTGTCGTTGCATAGTCTGGCTAGGAGATCTCCCTTATGGTTGATCAGAATAGCCTAGAGGTTTACACCTCTCTGACCGTGCAACTATATCGTGACATAGCTCAATGTTATCCAAGTACTCGTGAGTCTCGTCTTGACTTGATGAAAATCAAATCTCGACTTGATTGCGAAGGGATATCGTTTTTAACGAAGTCTCTTCCAAAGCTAGGCAAGGCCATTGACATGGCATTGCATAGTGATCATCCTCTACACGTATCAGGTTTCAGATTGAGACCTGATTCGGCAATTCCCCGATTTCTCGGGTGGTTGCTAGAGAAGATCTTTACGAGTGACGGATATGTTAGGAGTGATCCTGACATAACCACATTGAGGCACATTCGACAGTTCTTGTACTTTTCGTACAAGCTCAAACTACCATATGACAAAGAGACGGAAAGCTCCGTCATTGAGTCATTCATCCGCACCCAGGAGGAGCTCCATTCGTTGGAGTTTCCTCTCACGGTGCATCCAATCATCAGAGAAGCGCGAAGTTTTATTACTCGTCTTTTCTGCGGGATTAATGTTAGGGATATTATTCCCCGACATGGTCCAGGAACTGTCAGCACCGGTGAGGAGGTTGGTGAGAAGTCTAACTTCTCACGAATCTACCAACACACGGAAATGATGTATCCATTTACTGAATACTTCATGCTTGGGTTAAACCAAGTCGCTGATCAATTCGATTGGATTCAGTCCTTAGAATCTCTCCCGTACGGAACGGCTTGCGTCGTTCTCGTGCCGAAGGATTCAAGGGGACCTAGACTCATATCAAAAGAGCCACTGGAACTCCAGTGGATTCAACAAGGGATTCAGAAGTTACTTTACTCCTGGATCGAAAAGCATCCGATGACTCGAGGATTTGTAAATTTTACAGATCAATCGATAAATCGGTGGCTGGCCTTGGATTCTTCACGCACTTACCAGTACGTGACTCTTGATATGAAGGATGCAAGTGACCGGGTGACCCTGAAATTAGTCGAGAGACTTTTTTCAGGTACTCCCCTCTACGATGCTCTTGTAGCATCGCGGAGTGAGTTCACTCAGTTACCTGATGGAAGGGTAGTGCGTTTGAGCACCTTTGCCCCGATGGGTTCAGCAGTTTGCTTTCCCATTGAGGCGTTGTGCTTTTACGCGTTAGCTGTCGCTGTGCTCCATATACATTATTATAAGGGGGCTAAACACCCTCCCGTTTATGTATATGGCGACGACATCATAGTAGAAAGGGAAGTCTATCCTCTTCTACTGCAGTATTTCCCTGAAGTTGGACTTAAGTTCAACCTCGAGAAGTGCTGCGTTGCGGGTTCTTTTCGAGAATCCTGTGGGTGCGACGCCTTTAGGGGCGTCGACGTCACACCTACCCGTTTACGGGCAACATGGTCTCGTCGTAGATCTAGAAACGCAGAGAAGCTCGTATCCTACGTGGAGTTGTCTAACTCCTTGTGGGAAAAGGGCTACTGGGGATCTGCAAACTACGTCAAGTATATCGTTGAAAGCCATTTTGGCCTTCTTCCGTATACTCGCCAGAAGTACGTTTACCGTGACCTCGCCGGTCACATAAGGTTAAACTCTTCTGCTTTAATAGGGTGGTACAGATCCCACGTGAATGAGTCAATTGCCAACCGTAAGAGACTTAAGATGCGTTTGCATCCTGAGTTTCAGAGGGTTGAATATCGCAATTGGATCATCGGTCCGAAGGATGAAACCTTCGATGTCGATGGTTGGCGAGAGTGCTTACGTGTGATGAACACGACTGCTCATGAAAATGAGAGGGACCTTTTAGAGGCCCCAAGCACACATTCCGAACTCGGCGTTTATGCGCTGCCTCATCGCATTTGTTTACGAAGAGGCTGGGCAGCGGCTTAATCAACCGCTGTGACCTCGGGTATCTCCCCTAGAAAGGAGACCCGTCGCCGCTACTTAGAAAAGTAGTGTCAGTAGCGAGATTCTTATCAAATAGAAAGGGCTTTATGGCCACTCCTAAAAGTAAGAACGTGCTCGATAGTCGAGATGTTGAAGGAAAGTTCGCAGCGAAAGCTGCTTGCCTACTTCACATTGGCAGCGATTATCTGAAGAATCGTCCTTGCAATAAACAGCAATTGTTTGTTGCTTTAGATGTTCTCTTTGAAGTCGCTGAGGAAGATAAGATCGGACTCCTTGCGGAGTATCGAGTTTATCTTCTGAACCAACGCTCGTAATTCTATCGAGGCTACTGACCAGTCAATATAGGGCTCTCTTTCGGGAGCCCTGCGTACGTCGCCCGTGAGGGGGGCGTCGCAGATTTACTATATTGCCTTTTCGTGTAGCATGCCG